TACTCAGACCAATTATCGTAGAGAATTCAATACAAAATATTGTGAGAAAGCTGATTATTTAATATGGGGAGAAACAGATAGTTTGCTTCCAAAAGAAGCAATAATTGGATTGGAAACTCTGACTCCTGTTATAAGATCGCAAGGAATATACAGATTTATAGCATGTTTTGCGGATCGAAAAATGTGGGATAACAGTTGGGATGTAACAGTTCATCCTAAATTCCTAAATCATGTATATGATGATAAAGATGTTGATAACATTAATCAAGCCAAGTCACTTATGACCATAGATCAAATGAATACTATCAATTCAGAGATCAAAGAACTTGATATACAAACGATAAATTATCCAAAAATAGATGGCTCTTGTTTGGTATTGAGTAGTGATTTAATTAAAAGTGGCATTAATATACCGCCTTGCTTTATTCATAATGATGATGAAAGTTTATCAATGATGGCGCAAAAAATATTAGGGGATAAATACGTACAAATTATATTCAAAAACATTTTAAAGGTTCACGCTAGAAGACATCCAAATAAACGCATGTATATTGCGAATGAAAATAATCCAAGGGGATTTTGTGGAAAAGAAAAAGGAGATTGGTGGAAGATATTCAAAGAGATGTCACAACACAATTTAAATAGTTTATTTAATAATACAGGAAACTTTTACACTTACGAAGATTTTAAAAAAAGACTATGAATATTTGTTTTGTTAGTCAAAATAGTCATATTGGTAAACTACCTAGAGATTTTGTAAATTGTCGTACCGAATTTGCTTGGCAAATTGCACTTAATGCCAATCATTATCCAATAGACTACATTTTAAGTAAATCGTCAATTAGTATACCACGACATGATTTGGTCATTGTAATATTGCCAAAAAAGTTAGAAAACTTTGATACTGTCCGATTGTTAGAGCTGGTTAAATCTATTGGCAAAAAAGTAACAGTAATGCAAGAAGGTCCGGCCTGGTATTATCAAGATTATAATTATACAAATCAAGTTAATTATATTAATTTCCTAAGTTCGATGGACTTTCTATTAACTCATAACAAGAGTGATATTTCATACTTCAAAGGTATATTTAAGAAACCCACATTTAATTTACAGTCTTTGATGATAGAAGATACCGTTAAAAATATACTCCGTGAAAATAATGGTATGCCTATTATAGGCGGAAACTTCTGTAGTTGGTATGGCGGAGTAGACAGTTACTTTGTAGCACAAAACTTCAACAAGCCAACTTTTATCCCTAGTATGGGAAGAAAAATTGAAAACGAAGAACAATTTCCCAGCTTACATCATTTACCATACATGATGTGGACTGAGTGGATTAAAACACTTGCCAATTTTAATGTGGGCATACACTTAATGCGTACACATGCGGCGGGTACATTTGCTCTTAACTGTGCTTATTTGGGTATACCATGCATAGGATATACAGGATTAGACACACAAGAGACATTGCATCCAGAACTAAGTGTCAACATAGGCGATATAGAAAAAGCAAATCAACTATCAATAAGATTAAGAGACGACAAAGAGTTTTATAATTACTGTTCAGATACCGCAAAAGATAATTATCTAATGTATTATACAGAAGAAAAATGGTTACAAAATTGGAATGAAATTTATGAACAAATTTAAAATCGGAATTGTTGGTAATGGTTTTGTTGGTAGCGCTATTTGTAAAGGTTTAAATCACTATCACGACGTTAAAATCTATGATGTAAACAGTGCAAAATCTACACATTCATTTGATGAGACTATAATACAAGATATTGTATTTGTTTGTTTACCAACTCCAATGTTTAAAGATACATTAGGATCGGATACTTCTTATATTGTTGATTTCTTTAATACCGTAATAACTCACGCTTATAATCCACAAACAATATTTGTGATTAAATCAACCGTTCCTATTGGTACCACAGATTATCTTTGTGAAAAGTTTAGTCCACTCAAAATTATTCATTCTCCTGAATTTTTGACTGCAAGATCAGCAGCTATAGATTTTATTACACCTAGTAGAAATATAGTTGGTGGCGAAGAAGAAAACGGCACACTAACCATCAAAAAATTGTACGAAGAAAGATTCCCAGGAGTCACGTGTCACGCAATGAAGAGTAAAGAATCAGAATTTGTAAAGTACTTTGCAAATTGTTTCTTTGCAACTAAAGTATCATTTTTCAATGAAATGTTTTTGTTATCTGATAAATTAAATCTATCTTGGGATAAAATATTAGGTGGTGTTATGTCCGATGGCAGAATTGGTATAAGTCACTATCAAGTACCAGGTCACGATAATGATTTTGGATTTGGTGGCACATGTTTTCCAAAAGATATCAACGCTTTTATAGAAACATTTGAAAAGTTTGATATTGATCCTGTCATATTAAAAGCAGCTTGGAATCGTAATTTATCGGTTAGAAAAAATAAAGACTGGGAAAAGTCAAAGTCTGCCGTCACAGATAATAAGTAATATGAATGTTGTATTCATTCCTAATATAGATTTAAAAAATGGAAGAAGCAATCCATATCATTATAGTGTCAAAAGTTGGAAGCATTGGTGTGATAAAAATGATGTCAAGTTGATTGAATGGACAGACCCAATTATGGATCCTAGTAAATTCAAAATCACACTGCAGAGATGGTGGGTACACGATATTTTGGAACATAATGGTATAGATTATGATCAAGTTTTGATGGTAGATGCTGATACAATTGTACATCCTAATTGTCCTAACTTTTTTAATGAAACAAACAATAAATTTTCAGCGGTTTTAAATAACGGATGTTATGAATGGACTTGTAGAAGCATTAAAGGATGGAAATCTATTTTTCCAAATCAATCCGATGTACATCCTTGGAAGTATATAAACGGAGGATTTATAATCGGAGGAAAGTCTACAAAATCTATTTACGATACAATAAAAAACTTTTACACTGATAATATTGATGAAATCAATCGTTTAACATCAGAAATAAAGGCGGGTACAGATCAAACAATAATAAATTATATACTACAATCAAATAAAATAGACATTAATTATCTGTCTGAGTGTTATAATTTACAAGATCTGTTCCGAAAAAATCTTTTACATATACCAGGTCATAGTTGGTTTAGTGATGATTTACATTTTATAAACTGTGGATGGGTATATCATTTTAACGCAATACCACAAAATGACAGACATGTTTCCTATTGGATGGAAAGATCATACAAACAGTTATATTCATAAATTATGACGATTTGACCAAACAAAACTTGAAAAAAAACGGATGACGGAATTATAATAAACTTTTTGGCACTGTATAGTTGATATTTAAATAGTATGAAAATTAGTTTTATTCAACCCAGTCGAAATAACTTAAAATATCTAAAATGGAGTTATGACGCTATTCGTAAAAATTTAACTCACAAAGAACATGAAATCTGTGTTGCAGACGACTTCAGTAATGACGGTACGATGGAATGGTGTAATGAAACGGCACAAAAAGATCCGCACTTCAAATTTATCCGCAACGAAGGTCCAACCAGATTGGGTCATACAATTCTATATGACCGTCTTATAAACGAAGTAGCTACTAACGATGTGGTAATGATCTATCACGCAGATATGTATGCGTGTCCTAACTTCGATAAATATGTAGAAAAGTATATTCAACCAGGTACTATTGTTAGTCTTACCCGCATTGAACCACCTTTACATCCTCCAGGACCAGAAAAGATTGTGCAAGCATTCGGAAATGAACCAGAAGAGTTTAATGAGGCTGGTTTATTGAAATGGTTCAATGATACCCGAATGACAAGAAAAGATAAAACCACAGAAGGAATCTTTGCGCCATGGGCCATTTATAAGAGTGATTTCCAATCTATTGGTGGGCACGATGATCTATATGCACCCCAAAGCAAAGAAGACAGTGACATCTTCAATAGATTCTTGTTAAACGGATATAAATTTATACAAACATGGGAAGGTTGCGTATATCATATGACCTGTAGAGGAAGTAGATACAATCCAACTCTAACTACAGTAGGTAAAGAAAGTGATGAATGGTTATCTCAAAATAACCGTAGTGCCAGAAACTTCATCCGTAAATGGGGACATTTTGTTAAACACAACGATACTATGAAACCTATTGTTCCAAACAGATATGATGTTGGATTTGTTGTTCGTAACTGTGATGAATATAAATTAACTCTATTAGAACCATGGTGTGATACAATTTATACAGATGTTTCATATGATCGTTATATTAACTTAGAACAAAAGAATACTAAGTTTGATCTTAAGAAAAAATTAAAACGTTATGAAGATCAAAAAATAAATGATATTGTAATCGAATTCGACGCGGTTAAGTTAACAAATCAAAGTTTTGAATTCTTTAATATGTTACAGTTAATGCTTGAAGATAGTGGCATCGTAGGAGAATTAGAATTTGATATATTCAAACTCAAAATTAATAAATTAACCGATCATAATAAAAAGTTAGTCAATCTAAGTGATAGCTGGTACAAAAATCAATTACTACAATGAATATAACCGACTTTAATATACCTCTTATTTTTTATACCACATTTATAATGGTGGTTTGGTTTGAAAGTGACATAGTTCAAACCATTTCAAAACTAACCAGCACACGTAGTTTATTAAAAATATCAGACTTTGAGAAGTACAAGTTGGAAGTGGATATCATGTCTAACTATCCTAACTTTTTATATGAAAAATATCCAGGTTATTTAACCAAATTATTATCATGTCCGATTTGTTTGTGTTTTTGGACAACTTTAATTGGGGTAAACATATTAACATTGTTATTCGGATATCAACAGTGGTTTTCTTTATTAATGTTGCCAATTAATTACATTTGTTCATTAACTATTTATTTAATAATTAGAAAATTGTTATGAATATAGGAAGTCATCAAGCACTTGTAAATTTGCTATCATCTGAACACATTGTTTCAATGGATAGATTAAAAGATTGTATACAACAAGTAAACAAAATCTGCAGTTGTCAAAAGCAAAGAAAAAATCAGAAACACGAAGAATGTAATGTGTTATATATTAATTTTGTAATATCTCATGCTTCTGATTTAATAGACTATTTTAGAACAAAAACTACCGATAATGAAATTATCTTTTCACACGGTAGTAATCATGTAATAAAAACAATCAAATTACGTTAATCGCTTTTAATGCGACTATTACTTTTTCTCTGATATACGGATGATCTTCTAATGAAGTGTCATTTAGTTTATCACTATAATCTTCCCATTCAAATGCATAATTAGCTTTTGATTTTACTTTGGGATTATTTAATAACTCATGGTCATTTGGCGCAGCGTCATATATCTTAACAATTTTATTTTTGCTAAATCTTTTTCCTTGTGGCACTGCTGATTGTTTGAACTTGGTTATATGAATTAACTTACCAGACATTTTACGATTTAACCAAGTACATTCATCTTCTGGATAAACATCGTATCTAATATCAGTTATGAAAACAACATCAGCTTTACTTTTATCGATACGTTGACTAACTTTAGCAGTCCAATATTTTCCCTCACTAGTTTTACGCATTACGTCGCCGTATGCTACTAACAATGGTCTGATTATAGATTTTGATTGAGTATCATCTGTAAAGACATCTATACCAATTTTTGTCTTAATCAATGATTTAAGATCATTTTTAAGTTCATAGGCAAGAGCAAACTTTTCAGATTTAATTCCGTGATCTTTTAATACTTTCTGAGCCACTGATGTAAACAGATCTTTACCACTACGAGCGTATCCTGATATTCCAATTATAATCATATTATGAAAACATTTTCTCTATTTCTTTTTCTGTATATCCAAAGCATTCGACTAAATTTACCAATTCTTTAGTTCCTTTTTCATCAGTTACAAACACTTTATAATAATCAATTGCATCTTTTTGACCAATTTTAAATTTATCACAAATGCAAGTTAAAATTGTCTCATTAACATTGCCTGTTGACTTTTTAATATATTTAGAAAATCTTCTTCCTTTAGGAACAATATCAATCAATAGTTTATAAAAATGATCATTTGGTATATTTTGAAAATACTTGGATATAAATGCCATTTCTTCGATGATATCTGAATCCATACTCAACACACGCAATAACATATACTTATTAAATGTACTTTTTTCAGACTCAGTTAGAGATTGATAATAATCAGGACTTTTTACTTCACGGATATGATTTATATGATCGAATAACCCCCGTGATTTATTCTTTTCGTCTATTGTTTTGTTTTGTTTCATTGTTTATCATTCTACTACGTCTGTGTAACGATTCAATTTCTTTTAAAAGTTTAATTCGGTCATTATTCAATAATTCAAATGCTTCATAAGTAGCAATTTGAAATTCATCAAATTTTTTAATTATTTTATATGACACAAACAAACTTATAAATGAAAAAGTGACCGCTAGCAAACCTAGCAGCCACATCATTGATTGATTATTGAAAATATAACTCATATGTGTATAACTATCTACATATATGAGTTAACATTTATTTCAATTAAGCCTTACGACTAGCAACCATTGTACGAGCAGCCTTAACGGCAAGCGACTTGACTTGGGTTGGTCGGGCCGGTACAGCGTGGTCAATGACTGAACCGACGGCACTATAACCAGCATTCAAGACTTCACGTAGTGCCTTAATCTGGCGACCATCTAGGTCAACGCGGGTCTTACCACTACGTAGTGTCAAGCGTGAAGCCTTCTTGGCCTTCGCTAGAGGAGTGGAGAGGTAAATCTCAACACCAGCGGTGTTATGGCCTACGAAGTTAGTCTTGTTACGAGCATTTGTACGAGTATACATATTATTTTTATTACTTTCTTTTTTTGTTTGTTTTTTTTGTTTCGTTAGATTCTTCACTAACTTAAATTTATCTTACCATCCATTGTTCAAACTGTCAACAACTTTTTAATTATTTTTTAAATTCTTTTTCGAATCGATCAAGAGCATAGTCCTTTGCTTTGAACTCAAATTCAAAATCAACATCAAGATCTACATATTCTTCGGGAATACTACGAACATAATCACTATGCGCACGTGGATTTTTGTTGGTAAGATCGTTATCGCTAAAATGAAATAATGGACGATACTTGCCCCACGTGGACATACACAACTTTACCGCTTCTTTAGCAGATAATTTGCCTGGGTTACAACGAAAATGAAGATTATCATACGTGATAGGAATACCAGTGTTTGAATAAATTAATTCATACAACTCTTCTACCTTCCAACTATTTGGCTTGTCTTCATTCTCAAGTACCAATCGAGACTTTACATTAATAGGCAAATCATTGTATACATCAACAAACCGTTTAGCAATTTCTTTAGTACTACCTTTATAAATATTCATATGAATATTAATGGGAGACTCATATGTTTGAGGTAATCCCATAGCATCCATCATTTTTCCATGTGATTTTAATTCAACAATAGATTTTTCGACTACGGATTTAGTTGCACTTGCCGGAACAACAAATTGATCTGGATGTGTGCTACACCTAATTTTGTTTTTCTTGATAACAGTATCACACAAATTAAATTCTTGTTTGATCTTTGCATAATTGTAAGTGGTTTCAATTGACAAATTAGCTTCTGGAAGAGTTTCCAATGGCATCATACCGCTGCTAATTCGATAATTCCACTTGTACAAAGCACAGTACTCCAAAGTTTTACGTGTGACAACTACATTGTTAAGAGTACGATCAGCTACGATTTGTTCTGCATTTTTACGTTCCAACGCAAGAAACCGAGTCTTCGTCATTGTCGAAGCTCGAATTTTTTGTTTTTGTAATTTTAGTGAAATGCAACATAGAGATTTATTCATTCACTTCAATGTACCATACATTTTATAAAATGTCAATTAAAAATTAGGAATCGGAAATCGTGTGTGTAAATGGATTTCCTGATGATCCTTTAGTAGGATCGGCTAAAAATTGTGTTTTTATAGATCCCGCTAAATCATTTAGACCAACTACTCGGTTCGTCGTTCCAATTTCAACTGGATCTTTACATTCATATAATTCGGTTTCATCATTATAGAATGAATTATAATAATATCTAGTTAAAGAAAATACCTGAGTTGTATCGGAGATATAAATATCATTTACACAATTATCTCTAAATGTAGTTGTCATAACAGTATCATTTAGTGTATAATTAACAGTAGCATTAGGTGTTTGAACATTATAATTTCCATTCTGCTGTGCGATAAATGACGGTGGATCACTCAAATCTACATAACCGTTTATAACCGGGTTTTCAACGTATGATAAATTACATGTACTCGCATTATAGTATATAAATCGCACGTGAAATATAGGATCGGGACTGTAATAAATCACCGATGTGCCGCTAGTAACTGTTCCACTTGGATTAGTGACAGTAACTACATATGATCCTACTCCGTTTACAGTAATCGACGTTCCAGTCTCCCCACCAATTGGAACTCCATCTTTAGTCCATGAAAAAACCGGCGTTGGAATTCCTAACACTGTAACTGTAATTGTCGTGGGAAAAGTATTTACGATTGAACTCGTAATATTATTAGTTATTACAGGCGCAACACCTGCTGAAGTACCTCCACCGGTATTATTAGTTTGCCAAAAAGCTGCAGCTATCATAAATTAATACATATTTTGAACTGATGTACCATATATAACCATATAATTTACAGCACCCGCTCCTTTAGGTCCAAGCGTAGATGTATTTACACCTACAAATGTAAAAAAGTCAGCTCTATTTGCAGAACCAGTAATTATCTTCGGTTGAGTACCATTTCTCCAAACAATTGGAGATGAATAAACAGATCCACTTAAAGTAGCTCCTTTAAATAATAACGAAGCAGTATAGTGTGTCGCCGCTGCTTGATTTACCACTACATTCAATGGCTGACCTGTACTCATTGTAATAGACGCAGTACCATGGTTCGATAATTGTATAAATTGAGTGTTTACATTTGAAGCATTTATACTCACGGATTGACCACGTGTGGTTATTGGTAAATATGAGGGACTATTTAATCTTACTCCACCGTTTATTTGCAACGGACCACCAATATAAGTCTTTCCACTTGCAGAAACATAAAATGTAGGGGTCATGCCAGTATTAGCACTGCCTGATCCATAATTGACCAATATAGCTGTGGATCTATTTTCAACAGTTGCTTGGGGACTCCATGGTCCTTCACCACTACCACTAAACATATTTATTTGTAGTTTGGCTCTTAAATACTTGCTAAACGATCCGGTTGGTTCATTTGGCGGGTGTACACCTATACCAATCGCACCATCTCTAGCTGGCGTATTATTAGCCATATATGGCCAAAAATAGAAACCGTTTCTTCTTTGTACCATACCATAAATAATGGCCTCATTAGCTGCCGCGCGAGATATAACGCCTGAACTAGAAATTTCGTATGATCCAATCGGCATTGTAAATGTTAAACTACCACTTTTATTAGAGTAAATATTCCATCCGTCACGATTTGGGAAAGCTTCAGAACTATTTAAATTAAACAGACTAATTCCGGCCTGACTAAAATTAGTACCACCACGACTTGCGATATTTAAATAATTAGATGATAAAGATGAAGAAATGCTTAATGATTTAACTCCATTTGTATTATTGTCGAATAATAATCCATTTGCACTTTTTAATCTTGTACCGTCAAAAAAACCAACTCCTTTTGTACTATTCTGGTTAGTTTGTAACAAATACGAAGACGTTGATGTTGTGCCCACAACAGGACCAACGAATTGATTGCCATGTACATATCCCTCTTTAGTTATATAAAAAATTGCATCACCATCATATTGAAGTTCAAAATAGTGTGTACCAGCGGCAGATGAATCATTCGCAATTGGAACGTCCATTTTAATAGCCGGTTTATTATCAGCTTCCAAAGAACCTGTTAATGTATCAATGTATGTAAATCCCATAGTTAATTATAAATATCAACTATACGATTTATAATCCTAATTATCTACCGACTTCATGAAAGTAAACAGATTTAGCTTCTTCGTAAGACATACCAATCATTTGGTTATAGAAATGTATGTTAGTCTTTAAATTTGATTCACTCTTTAGCTTTTTATATCGTTCTATGGCTTTGGGTCGCCACCACTCACAAACAGCTTGAGTATCACGTTTAAACAAGTCTTTCATGATTAATTTATCATCATTAATCTTGCTTTGTAGATAATCTTTAGTATTTTCATAAAAACAACTGTAATATACCCCACGTTCATATCCGTGTTGGTAATGACTTTGTTTAATATCACATTTACTAAAAATCATACTTAGTACCCTACTTTTAGCTCCCGTTACAGGACCAGACACACCTTCACGTTGAGTCATAGCTTTATCATACTTTTCAGTACAATTATCTTTTACCCATTCTTGCCATACTTTATAGATATCTTCATCTGGTTTAATTGAAATTTTACCAGCACTAGATCCACACTTATGCCACCATTTTAAACTGTTATACATACTATAACTACCATATAAACTTGTAGTTGTCATACCCACAAGAATTTGACCGTATAACTGTTTCCAAAGATCACGTACAGTTGATGTAGTAATCATAGCTGCAACTAACTTACCACCTAGAAAATTATAACCAATCGGTTGCGTACTCATAATACAACTACCAATTGCACTATGCGCCAATCGTTTGTTTTCCATTTTATCAGTTGTGGTCCATCCCAAATAATCGTCCCGATCAGTAATAGCAATTACATCACTGGATACACTGATAGCTCCAATATAACGGGGATTATCTTTATCTCCATCTGTAACAAGAAACTTTATGAATCTCCCAGGAGTTTGATCAAATGTCATTGTGTGACCAAAAACACGAATTAAAGTCCAATCATCATTGTCTCGTTTAGAAGTAACATGAACCAAAGTTGGATTACATTTTTCTATTTCACTGATGGTTAACTTTTCATCATTAAAATCGGTTGGAGACCAAATTTTGGCTTTTACTTCATTTAACTTATTGACAGATCCATTATATGATTGTATCTCTTGCCATTTCTTATAAAATGTCTGTTCCTCAACCGTCATGGCTTTTAAATAGTTGAGATTGTCAACTAGTTTCTTTTTATTAGTTTCAAAGTCAAATGATTCGATCCCAAAATATTCTTGTAGTGCATCCATATTTATAACTATACTACCATGGCATTTAAAAAAATCAATCTAAAAGATAAAACATTTTATATATTTGAAATAACATCCACTACATTTTTAATTTTAGACAGCGAAATGGATGAACCACTTTATTATGGTAGTTGGAACATGACAGCATCATACATACGTACAATAAAAGAAAAAGCGCCAAAAGCTATTATCAATTACTACACAAAAGAAAAAAGCGGATTGCTTAAGTACAATCCGCTCTGGTCGTATGTTCCTAAGCCTTAGGCATTAACAGTATTGTTTTGTACATTGATACGAGTTTCAACACTCTTTCGATCAAAAATATCAACTGTTGTTGGCGTATTTGTGATTTTAATTACATTGACATTCGAAACGTCCTTCAAGATGACCTGACGACTCTTCGCTTCTTCAATATGTTCATTGGTAGCAGTACCATATACAAATACCAACGTTGGTCGCCCCTTACCATTATGTAGAACTCCAATATCAGTGATTTCCCCACTATCCATCGATTTCTTCATACGGGTTCGTAGTGTAATCTCTACGAAATCTGGATTCTGCGCATTCAACTCTTTAATAGTAAAGATGTTTGAGGGCCAGTTTATTGTTTGATTTGTCTTATTCTTACGATCTGTTTTTTTCATACTTTATCCTTTCTTGTTTATGTTGTTATAAATTTAACCGTTAATATATTATATCATCTTTAAATTATATGTCAATCGAATCCATCATCTTTTTATTAATAGTCTTAACAATCTGATTTAGATTCTCTACGTTAATAAAATTAGAGTCTGCGCCATACATTGTTCTGAAATTAGCACGTAACGTTTCGGCTCCAAATCCCTCATATTCCGTTACAAAATACGAAATGATGTTATATCCAGTCTCCCGAATTTTATTTACTTGTGTACGAGTATGATTCAAAGCAGTTGTGCCGTTATATGAAAACCCAATGCCTCCTGTACTATGGTAGTTAAAACATGGTTCACCATCACTAATATTAACAAAATAACTGTTCGTGTTGTTACTAGCTTTAGGCAAATATCGTAACAATGCTTCAAAACATAATCCTTCTGGAGTTGTATTTGTTGGCAAAAGATATGAGAACATATTCTTTATCTTACTAAATTTATCAACCTTAGAATCATATGCAACTACAATGTATGGACTGTTACCCATCGATGTACGAAAACTAATCGTCAGATCCACATTGTCAATCATAGATGTAGCTTTTGCTAGTGCAACACATAGTTTAATTGTACGATTCCACTTTTTGCCTTGCATACTAGCACTAGCATCTACACTAATATGAAAGTTAATCTTCTTATATTTAGTGACAAATGTATTATAAAAGATATTGCTATCAGTTTCAAATCCAAGTTCATGCATCAAACGTTTATCAATCTTACCAATATTACGACGGGTAAACTTATCAACGTTAATTTCATTGCGAATCTGAAGACGGCGGCCCAACTTAGCTCCTAACACAATGCCGTCATCCACATTCTTCTGTAACATAGTACGAGCGCCAATGTCATCTTTTGCAATAGACATTGGAAATTCATCTGAGAGGATCAATTCTTTTGTCATATTCTTTACAAGAATACATTCAACATTACCAACAATTCCGTTATTTTTAAGAACGTCACTTGCAACAGGTACTAGATCAATTTTACTCTTTTCTAGTACATCAAGCAATGTCTTCTCACGTCTAGAAACCTTCTTCTTTTTGATTTTACCAGCCAGAAAGTCTTTCTGTTTATCAAACGATTTAGCAATCTTAGTCTGTTTAGACTTACTAATATTTGAATCAGATCCAATATTGGAAGTTACATCACTACTATCAGTTGTAACAGTAGACTCCATACCACCGAGTACATCACTAGCAGTACCCAATATAGTTGGGTTCGATGAATCATCTTCAACGGCGGATGAATCACCATCTCCATCACCATTTCCATCCGTTGGTTGTGACTGTGCATTATCAGTTTTATGTTCAGTAATATTCTTAAATACAATTTCAGAAATCTTATACGCTATGTCTAGACGATCTTTTGGAGTTGTCAAACGTCGGATATTTGACAAATTCAATTCACAAGCAATGTCATACAAACCAGGCAATGCTTTCAAGCTTGTATCAGGATTCGTGAGATTGATAATACGAAACATATATGAATCGATACTAGGTGTACGATATAAATCGCTTTTCAATGCATCTGAAATTACTTTATTATTAAAGTATTCATCATACAAAGCATCGTAATAACCACGATAACCAGGCGCACTATTATGTACAGTATAATCAATATAACGATCTTCTACATAATTTAGAATCTGTTGACTAGTCTTGCCAACAATATCTTTCGAAATATTCAACTTTTCAGTGTAATTATAAATGTCACGGGGAACATTCATCCACACTGTCTTAAACATTTCAAAATCAGAATATTTGACGTGACTGCCTTCGTGTAATGCTAGTCCAACCGCCACGTCAAAATTATCCTTCTTAGTAATATCGCTACTGATATAAACCACCTTACCATCAGTACAATTTACAGCACTGTCATTAAATACTACAGGAATGTTCTGGTTTGTCAGAATACTGACATAATTAGAAATAGCACGTCGAGCGGAAGACATACGAATCAGTCGAGATGTGTTTTCCGAAACACGGTCTTCTACGTCATCGTTTAACGTGTTATTAGCTTCATCCGCAATAGCAGCATCAAGTTCATCTTCCCAATCCCAATCGTAATTGTTACCCTTTAACCAGAAATCACTGTAGTTGCTCATAATAATTTATTTTCTATATGTTATTAGAAAGGAGGCTGAGTATTATTGTTCAATGGATCATTAAACAACTTTTCCTTAGATTCTACCTTAATATACTTCTGTACCAACTGGCGAATATATGTACGTTCACTGTCAACACCACCATCCTCAGTAAAGTTAGGATAAATGGTCGTCTCAGCAATTTCAAGCAAATTAAATCCATCAACAATTAGTTCCGCAATTTCAACAGTACTACGTGTAGGAATAAAATTGGTAAGCTTACTATCTTCTTGCTTAATCTGTTTACGTGTATGATCAGCAATTTCACAAACAGACTTTAGAACGTCTAACTGTTCATTAGAGTTAATATTAAACCGATTCTTTAATAGAGAAAATTCAGCGTCCTTATCAAGCGGAGTCACTTCAATCTTAACAGGAAAACGTGAAAGTAGAGCACGATCCATTACACGGGTAGCGGTATATTCATTACCTACGTTAGCAGTAGCAATAAAAGTTACACCGTCAGCAACTTTAACAACTTCACAATCATCCTTTTCATCCAATCGAAGATAACGCTGGAGATCATCAAGAACAGTCATTAGAATATTAACACCGTCGTGATGACTACGAGAAATTTCGTCAAGTAGAATGATGGCGTTGGGAGTGCGAATAGCCTTGATAAAACTAGACTCCTTGAATAAAGTACCAGTCTTCTTGTCAAAGTGAGTGTTACCAATCAAAGCACTGCGAGCATCTTGTGTAGCACCCAAATTAAAATAGAAGAAGTTATCTTCACGACCGATAGCCTTAGCTACAGTTTGAGCAGCAAGAGTCTTACCACAACCAGTTGGTCCAAGAAGCAAAATGTTCTTGCCACGAATAGCACTACGTACCATATACTTCCACTTGAGATCGTCCATAATCAATGAACTAGGACGCAGATTTACACAAGTATCAAGATACGCCTTGATGTTGAAGTCCTTGCTAGTAACCAAATTTAATGAGTTTGTATTTTTCATATGTGTTTCTTACCGTAAATCCATCTTACCACGGATTTATAAGAAGTCAACCGGAAAAATAAAAAAACCACCAGTTACGGTGGTTTGGGTCATTATTAAAATAATATTATCAATGGTGATGGTGATGATAATGATGTACTGGACGACCCCAACCACCATATACAACTACCACTGGCTGTGGTTGTACGTAAACCACTGGTTGTGGTTGAACGTATACTACAGGCTGCGCATAAACCACTGGTTGTGGTTGAACATACACCACAGGTTGTGCGTAAACCACTGGCTGTGGTTGTATATATACAACTTGTGTTGGGGGATTTACAATTCTGTCTATAACATGAATTACAGCGACTCCGGTTAATACTTTACCAACAGTTGCCCATTCTCTATCTCCAGCAAATGTTTGAGAAGCTAGAGTTGCACTCAATGCGGCGATAGTAATTAATTTTGTCATATTTATCCTTTTTTAGGTATACATTTATAGTATACCAAATTTAAAAAATTGTCAACTACTTCTTTTTAGCTTTACCTGCTTTTGTATATTTAATAACCAATTTTTGTAGAGCTTTTGGTAAAGTAGGAGGTGTATATTTTGGATTAACACTCTTATATTCGGACGATTTAAGAAACTTTCCAACAACTTGCATTGGTTGAGTAGGATCGTCTTTTGGATCATTCATATTCGCAACCTTAACATTCTTTACAAGTTTGAATCCTTTTTGAGGGTTAACTACGTTTTCTTCAGACTCAGATTGTTTATCTGCTTTTTTACCACCTTCTTTATCTTTACTATTTTCTACTGCCTTGGATAAAGCATTATCTACATAATTTAAATCTTTGGATGCTAAATATTCTTTTACGAATTTCTTAACATCTTCAAATTTCATGAAAAGCTTCTTGGTTCTATCAGTATAGTCTTTAAATGCTTGTACGTCACAAATACCATGTACTATTGGTCTAATACTAATATGATATGGTTCACAATCACATACATTGTAATTGCCAGCATCGTCGAGTTCAATAGGTTTCTTGATTTCTTTTGATAATTCGTCGATTAAATCACTCCAAGAAGATGTAACGTTTGTATACTTTTGTTCCAACGTTTCTTTTACCAGTTTATTGATTAATTCTTTAGAAGACTTCATATTAATATACATATAAATAGTATTTGACTGTCAATTATTAATCTTTTTTATCGTCTAATATTTCTATATGCCCAATGTACCCATGACTATCATTTCGGGTGGCTACTGCTTTAACGTTATATATAGTACCTTCTCTATCAATCATTCTGTATATACTAATACTACTTCTTTTGTCTTTAATAGATCTTTCCCATTCTTTTTCAACCATTTCCAAATCTTCACTAAAGATACCATTTTTCCACCCATTACCTAAGAAATAATCTACATCGTGTTTTAATAATTGACAATATTTTTCATTTACCCACGTACATTTACCATCGGTATCACATTCAAATATTGGTTCCGGTCTATTATCTAATATCCATTTTTGTCGTGTGCATATAGTCTTAATCAAATTACTATCGTGACTAACCTGCTTGTTTATCTTATCTACATGGTCTTTTAACGATGTGCCCGAATTGGGTTTGACTTCTTTTAATATTTCTTTTACATTCCGATTCAATGTAAATACCCATTTGAATGCGCCGAATAGAACACCGCCAGCTGCACTTATTACTAATATTTTTTCTAGGTATACAAAAATGGATTCCATAATATAAATTGATCGAGATGGATATAAATATAATAAAAAACGAGTACTCGTTACAGTACTCGTTATATTTTTTAATTATTTACAATTACAATTTGAAATCGTCAAATGCACCTTCACTGATCGTGTTATCAACTCCTTTAACATAACTACTCAATTCAGTTTCTTGGGGGGCTACTTGAAGTTTTTTACTATCATAGTAACTATCTAACCATCCTGATAGTAAATTGGTCTTAGCAGCTGGATACAATTTCTTATATCCCATACTTGTTAATCTGTTATTAGCCAACCATTCAATATAATGTTTCAAACTTTCCGCCGTCAATCCAACCAAACTACCTTTACTAAATAGATAATCTGCCCAATCTTTTTCAGCATTTACTGCCATTTCATAAGTAGCATATATCTTGTCTTCATTTTTCTTAACAATGTCTTGGAACCCTTCTTCTGGATTATTTATCCAATTCTTCATAATGTTCTGGGTAATAGCTACGTGAAGATTTTCATCTCTACTGATAAACTTAATAATCTTACTGTTACCCTCCATCTTTCCACGATATCCAAAATAGAAACTACAAGCAAATGACACATAGAATATCAATCCCTCAGTAATTTGAGTTGCCAATACAGCATCAAACAATTGTTGTTTAATATCATCCGACGGCGTTAATAGTTCATCATACTTCTTACTAATAGCTTTAGCACGTTTCACAATTTCTTCATCTTCTAAGACACTATCAAAGAACTTGGTAGCATCTGGATAAACATTGTTAAGAATGTATGTATAACTGTTACTGTGAATAGTTTCAAAGAAACTCCACGCGTTCATACAAATTTCCAATTCACTATTTGTAACGTGCTTCATTAGTTCGTGAATACTACGACTCAACATACTATCAGTCATAGTTTGAAACTTTAAATTACTGTCAAAAACAAATCGTTCTTCAGCAGAAAGATTCTTGTAATCACTAATATCCTTCACCAACGAAACTTCTTGGGGTCGCCAAAAGAAATTTAGTTGTTGATCGTACAAATCATAAAACTTTGGATATTTGATCTTATCATATCGCTGAAGTGATAGATCTTCTCCCAAGAACATTGGGTTGCGCAACTGATCTATGTTTTTCTTATTTAGTACAGTTTTCATATGTATTTTTTTATTATAGAGCACAAGCTCCGCTTTCACAACCGGATTCTTGTACTATTGGTTTTTCATCAACCGTTTTTGTTTCCATGGCTGTTTGTTTATCACCATCATCTGTATTAGCATAATATAGATTCTTCAATCCATACTTGTATGCCAACAAAATATCTTTAATAACAACCTCTACAGGCACTTTGTTTTTCTCATAACGGGACGGAATATAGTACGTGTTGGTACTGATACTCATATCTGTGAACTTTTGAATAGCAGCAGCTACCTTCAAATATCCTTCATTATTTGGCATATCAAAAGCAAAAGTATAATTATCCTTGTACTTATCAATATTTGGAACTACCACAGGCAAAATGTTACTCTTGCTTCCCTTGAAACTAATAGCACTACGGGGGGGTTCAATACCATTGGTACTACTTTGAATTACACTGCTTGATTCTACAGGCATACAAGCAGTAAGCGTACTGTGTCTCATACCATACTTCTTGATGTCTTCACGTAAAGCTTCCCAATCCATGTGTAAAGGTTCAGTGATAAATTCATCAATGTCCCGTTTATAAGTATCAATAGGAAGAATACCTTGACTAAATTTAGTACGATCAAACTTTTCACACTTACCAATTTCTTTTGCCATTTCAACACTTGCTTTGATTAGATAGTAACTGGTCTTTTCCATCCATCTGGATACGAAATTTGGAGCTTTCTCATCCCAATACTTCAATCCTTCTTTAGCCAATAGAGCAGCCAAGTTACTTACACCTACACCAAGACTACGACGTTTAGTAGCAAAATTCTTTGCGGCTGGTACAAAATATTCTTGGTGATCAATCAAAGCATCCAACATTCTGACGATAATATCACATACATTTTCCATTTCAGTATCATCTTTAATTTCTAACCAATTCAATGCTGCCAATACACAGACTCCAATTTCTCCTTTTTGATCATTAACGTCATAAATGGGAATTAATGGATGATGCACTTCAAGGCAAAGATTGCTTGTATCTACTTGATCCAACCAACTACCGTGTTCATTTGCATGATCAACAAACATTGTATAAATACGACCTGTTTCAAGACGTTCTTTAGCTAATAGTCCCATCAATTCACGTGCAGGTACTTTCTTCTTGAACTTGAGATTCTTGTTAGCTTCAGCCTTTTCATATTTTTCTTTGAATCCTTCTAATCCAAATGTATTCCACAGTGAAGGACATTCGTGATAACTGAATAGTGTAACGTCTTGATTCTTCAAGAAACGTTCAAAAATTAGTTTATCAAGACCCACACAATAATCTAACTTACGAACCCGATTATCATCTGTGCCTTGATTATTCTTTAATACAAGAATATCTAGAATATCATAATGGAACCAAGCGAAATTTACAGTTGCGCTCCCACCACGAATGCCATTCTGGTGACAACTCTTTACTGTAGCTTCAAATGATTTAGCAAACGGAATTGGACCTGTATGCATTACTTCGCCATTACGAATTGGCGCGTTTGTAGCACGTAGTCTTGATAAATTCAATCCAATACCATAACGACTAGCTGTAGCAAACCCAACCGCACTATTGTTGCTGAAAATACTACGTAGATCATCATCGACTGTGAACAGTGAACAACTGGCATAACTCTTCATTGGAGTTCTTACGCCTGCCATAATTGGTGTGGGTAAATTAATCTTATGTTTACTAAAGTAATTATAAGCTTTCTTTACATACTCAAGTCGATTTTCTTTATAATCTTTAAAGAATGTCATTGCGATAAGCATATAAGCAAACTGAGGACTTTCATAAATTACCTTAGTAGCCCTATTTTGAACCAAGTACTTATCACACAGCTGTTTGATACCGGCATACGTGAAATTAAAATCACGATCATGTCGTAGAAACTCATCTAGCTTATCAAATTCTTGTTTAGAATACCAATTTAAAATATCCGAGTCATAAACCAACGCATCAATATTAGTTTTAACTAGATCGTGTAACTTTGGGGGATTTTTACCACCCCAAACATTCTTTCGTAGTTGATAATTTAATAAACGTGATGCTACAAATTGATAATTAGGTTTATCTTCTGTAATTAAATTAGATGCGGCTTCAATCAACATCACGTGGATATCTTTTGATGTCATTCCATCAAAGAACGACAAATGGGCATTCATTGCTACTTCTTCAAATCCAACACCTTTTATATCTTCAGTAGCCCATTGTAAAATCTTATTGATTTTATCTGCATTAAACTTCTCAGTGAGACCATTTCTTTTCTTTATAAAAATTTCTTTATTCATACGGGTAAAAAATAACTATCTAAATAAGATTCAAATTTGTGTTTAGAGTGTAAATTTTTTATTATTTTTTTATGCGTTTTTCTATCTGTAGATACTATAAATTATTCATTATCTTCTACGTTATGAACGTTCCATTTGGATTTTAGAGCTTTCTTAACTTGATTTTCGCCATCCATCATTTCATTCATGATACCCATTCCTTCACGACTATTCTCTCCATAGATCTCAATATGACCACAACTAGCGTTCATCTTACTTGGGAATGTCAAACCATCCGGGCCAAAACGATTCTTAATTACGTGGAATCTTGCTGTATTTGCTTGTTTATCGTTAACTTTACGACTTAGACTAAGAACAAAGTCAGCGGTCATAATTTTACGATAACTATCAGCGATGTTGTTAGCCTGAATAATATCTTCATCCATAGCAGCACGATTACTCTGTGAAGCGCTCCAAATAGGAACTTGTAACTCACCAGCTACACCACGTAGTTCTTCATAAATACCCCCAGCTTCACTATAACTGTTACTATTGCGTTCACTCTGTGATGGACGTAGAATATCAGCGTAGTCAACAATAATCATATCAACTTTGGTACCAAGTACTGCCAATCTTTCACAATGTGACTTAAGACTATAAGCACTTACAGTTTTAATTGGGAAGTATTTGATCTTCAACTTGCCAGGTACATCAGCGATCTTCTTCTTTACGATATCTACATTGTTACGAATGTTCTGGAAATCGATTCCTGTAAAACAGGCATCGTAACGTAGTCCAACATAATTTTCATTCAACTCAAGAGTAAAATGAACTACATTTTTACCTTGTTTCATCGCTTCAACGCCTAGTTTGGATAGTACCCAACTCTTACCACTACCAGCACAAGCTGTAATAATACCCAATTCACCTGCGGCTAATCCACCATCCATAATAGTGTCAATTTCAGTCCAATTTGTCTTAATACAATTACGACTCATTACACTCATTCGTTGTTCTACATCTTCAGTATAATCATGACCAATATTACGTTCCATACCAGCTTTCATCGCATGATCAACTACACTTTTAATCTTATCGTATTGACCGAGTGACAATAAATCTGCACTTTCAATAATAGCATTCTTTAGTTTCTGATTTTTACAAAACTCTAAGAACTGTTCTTTTACAAACTTTAGATCACTATCACTTACCTTTTGATAAACCAACTTTAGATTGTCTACGATACTCCGCTTGAGAAGTTCATCACCTACGTCATCAACTTTAATCTTGAATACAGTTAAAGTTGGCAGATCTTTATATTCGTTGAAATATTTAATACTTTCTTTTACAACCCACTTGTTTGCATCACTTTCAAAGAAGTCTACTTCGATAATATCATTAATACGTTCAATAAACGAACGATCAGATATTAAGCATGAAATACACTTGATTTGGAAGTCACGGCCGTATTTTGTTAATGAATCAATTGCTTTTTTGTTTTCCATAAGATAACTCTACTATATCACTGAATTCAGTGATTTTCAACTTTTATTAACCGACATTTTTTATTCCACGAAACTATTTAATTTGCCAAAACATTCTTGTAACCAAATGTGATAATTGGGGATATTATTCCACATTTTGTCTTCTGTAATTAACTTAGAAAAGCTAATTTTATCAATTTTCTTGACGGGGGTATTGATAATTTCTTCTACACGTAATTGTGTAAATGATTGAATCTGCGTATTATGTAACTGCATCAATTCATAGTTACGACCAAGCAATAACTTATTGTCTAATACAGTATCATAAATTTTATATTTACCACGATTATTTTCAGAGTAATTATAAATTTGTTGTAAACAAGACTGATCTTCGTTAGCAAGAAATGGAAATGCTTTAACAACTCTTTTCAAACCAACTCCATCCAATCCTGGAATATTATCACTTACATCACCTTCCATCGTTCTATAAAGAATAAAGTTATTACAGGTAATACCATATTCATCCAATATTTCTTTACAACCAAAAATTTTCTTTTTTGTTGGACTCCAGATTTTAATCTTATCACTTGCTAGTTGTAAGAAATCTTTGTCTGTAGACATAATGGTTACATTACTGTCTTTGAATGTATCTTTAGCTAAATAAGCAATTGTATCATCCGCTTCTATTTGATCAATTGCCATAATTGTTACAGGCAAGGTATCTAAATAATTTACAGTACGAACCAACTCTTTTCTAAAATTTACAGATTCGATTTGTGAGGAAGATAATTCTTCATAATTACGGTTAAGACGAATGTCTGTCTTTCTGCCATTTTTGTAATCCGGATAAATCTTTCTACGTTTCTGACTACCACCTTTACCGTCAAATACGATAATAACTCGGGTAGGAGAAAGTAATTTAATTGCATACCCAATACTCTTCAAAAAACCAGCAATACCACCGGTATGTAATCCGTCTTCGTTGAGTGAAGGAATGGCCATAAAACTTCTAATGTAAGTATTAAGGCCGTCAACAAGGAGGATGTCGGAGTTGATAGACTTTTTAAGACCTTCAGTTCCAACACCCTCATTGATATTTTCAAACAAGGAGAACAGTTTTTTCTTTTCAGATGAACTGAATCCACTCATATTATTATTCTTCTGACGTAGTAGTTTCTTCGTCTGACTCTACAACAGCATCGTCAATGATCTGACTATTAAAGTCTTTGTACTTCATAATTACAGCATCACAAATCTTCATGTAAATTTCTTCTCCCAACACTTTGTCTGTTTTCATTACAGTCACAAAATCTTTGGATTGAAACTTCCATTCGGATCCATCATCCTTCTTGTATGTGTAATAAGCACCACCCTGTTTAATCAGATTTTGATCTTTTAGAACTTTAATCCAACTACCATAGTCAGCAATTCCACTATCAAAATAGATATCAAAATTTGCTTGACGTTGTGGCGGACCCATACGATTCTTCACAACAATCGCTTTACATACGTTACCAACAACCTCGTCGCCCTTCTTGAGTTTACCTGTGTTGTTCAAACGAACTCGGACACTGCAATGATAAGCAAGTGACTTACCACCTGATACTACATACTTATCACCAAATGCCATAGCATTTAAATTCTGACGCAACTGATTAGTAAATACAGTAAGTACCTTCTGACGACCAATCATTGTAGTAATCTTGCGCATTGCTTTACTGATAATAATACTCTTACCAGTTGCATAACCATCCTTACCATGATCACTTTCCAATTCCGCCTTTGTTGATGCGGCTGCAACAGAGTCAACAATAATTGTAAGAATACGATCTTTGTTAGACTTTCTTACAATTGCAATCATCTTCTCCATCTGTTCAAAGATATCTTCAACAGTTTCACATTGAACATATAGAAGTTTTGATAAATCTACACCGAGACTTTTCCAGAATTCTGGGGCTGCTGAATTTTCTGTATCAATTACTACAGCAACACCACCTTTCTTTTGAGTGTCAGCAACAACATGTGCTGAAACTAGACTTTTTCCAGTTCCTTCCAATCCATTAAATTCAATCATCTTACCCACAGGTAGACCACCGTGTGGACGATTACTAATGGCTAGATCCAGAATAGAAGAACCCGTACTAATCCAATCACTAATTTCAGCAGGATTTTCCTGTTCATCTAAAAAATAAGCAATTTTACCACCGTCTTTGTTTGCTTTGTTTAACTCATTTGCCAACAATTCGATTAATTCGTCTCGTTGACCCGACTCTTTAATAACACTTTTTTTTGCCATAACGTATATAACTAGAAAGCCGATGGGGTATAAAAACTCCACCGGCTTATTTTTATTTTTTAGGAGTTAAACAAGTCATCAAATGCTTGTTCTACACTGTCTTTACCTTTAGCTTTAACCGTACTTGGCGACTGTACTGCTTTAACTGAGGGTGTAACCATTGATGGAGTGGTTGGTGCTGTGAATGGAACGTCGTCATCATCTGTGGGTGATGTAGCTGATGTAGTTGGTACAACAGTTTCAGCTGATTCTGCATCAGGATTCAACCACTTATCCATAACTTCTTTGAGCTCTTCATAAGAAAATTCCGGGAAAAGATCCAAGATGTTAACTTGTGACTTTAGAGCGTCAAGCAACTGTGCGTTTTTTGGATCAATCGCTACACTAACATTTGGCTTAACACGAATACTTGTTTCTGGGAAACTAGCTCCTCCTTCAGCAGTCTTAAATTCCACGACAATATCACGTCCACCGGTTAGATCAGTAATATCACCAAAGTCAGGATCACTAATGATTGATAGAAGTTCTTGATAAACTTGCTTACCAAATCCCCAGAACTTAACTCCTTCACCTTCTTCGCCACGGACAATTACGGGAGCAAATGTACGCATCTTGGGTTCCATCTTACGACCCATCTGCCAATCTTCTTTAGAACCAGTCTTCTTCAAGCGGTTACTAAACTCAACAATCGGATCTGGACGACCAAAACTATCAGGAGATAGATACGTCTTGTTGTTGATGTTGTAATGAAACTTTAGTTCGATAAACGGATTATCAGGTTCATACTTGTATGGAACAATACGAACTACTTGTTTACCTGGCTTTGGTTTCCAAATCAAGTTGGATTTTTGATTTGTGTTTGAAAGGGAGTTCAAACGACTCTTCAGCTTACTAATATCTAATGCCATAATTTATTTAATTATTTAATTGTTTAATTGTTAATTATTTAACCGAATCACTCGACTCAGTTTATAACCAACCTAAATTCAGTGTACACTAGGTACACACCGAAATCAAGTCAAAAATAAATATTAAATTTCGTGGATAGAGAACAATTTTAATGGAACTATTTTTACACCGATATCGTTAGTTAAAATTATGCTGTTTTTATATAGTTCCCAACTTAACTGAAAGTTCTTGTCATACACTCCATTATTTTCGTCAGCGATCAACTTATTCATTGCGTTGAGTGTATATAGTGTATTTGTTTGCTTTTTACGATGAATGCTAATTGTACCTTTAAATCGATTATTAAGATCATTCTTTTCTACATTAAATGTAAGATATAGTTCTCGTAAATTATTCTCATTCGCAAATATAAAGATCTTATTGTCGATTAATTTATATTGTCGTGGTATTTCTTTCAGTGCATCTGTGTATTGAATGCTATTTGAGAATGTACAGAGTAATTGTTTTTGTGTCATGGTATTTCAAATTCGAATTTACCGTTAATTTCCGCATCCATATCAAAGTAATCAGCAAAATATTCAAATCCTTTATCGACGATTTGTTTGACTGTAATTGATATTTTTATAACCATTCGTTTGAAAAATTCTTTCATTTTAACATAAAATACATTCAATGCGTTCTTGGCAGACGCTGATAAATTTTTTACAAACTCTAAACTATTTTGTACTACATTTTTAAATTCAACTCCTAAATTATTAATAAATGACATCAAACTTTCTTCAATTATTTGATTCTCCAATAAAAGATAGTCAGTTTCGTCACATTCTTCTTTTAGAATGCCAATTCTAAGTGATCCGCCACGTGCATTTCCTCTATCACGTACACCGAATTTAATTTTATTATAGTTATCGTCGATGAATTCATCCACTGTGTAAATCAAACAATCTCCTTGGCAATCCCATGTCATAATGTGATCCGCTACACATTTTTCCCCAGCAGAAAATCTTTTTTCGCCGGTAGAGAATTCTCTCAACAATGCTTTTTTGTATTTATCTTCGGTAAAAATCTTATTTAATTCAGCCAACATCTGATGCATTTCTTTTTCTTCTATTTTAATTTCAGTAACTGCATCTGGACTTTTAATTAACGATATTAAGTTATTTACAGCTTCTTTGGTTTTCTTTTGATCACTAGTGGTTGATAACGTAGTCAAATTTTTATTAATAACAGCTGCATGATTATAGTAAAATGATTTCTCCATCAACTGAGCAAGTGTTTGTGTAATATTTGCAACTATCTTGTTTTTGATATCGGGGAAATCTTTTAATACCGCAGAAATTACGGTGGTTAGTTCTTTATGTTGTGAAGATGCAATTTGTGATCCACCAGCTTTCTTCGCACTACATTTTATGTTACCATTGATGATTAAATCCGTTTTAGATATCTTTGATATACCCGCAAACTCTTCGGATAATTTACATCCAGATGATCCCAATATTTCAACAGAAGTAACTGGATTACTAATTTCTTTATATTTACCTGTTTTTAACTTATCCGCTATTTTTTTAGCAACTGCGTTTTTTGATCCTTGTGGAGTATTAAATTCTTCTCCTATATAATTTTCCATTTCGCGCGCAGGACACGATTTATCCATGTCACTGTTTGCTTTAGATACAAACTTGTTTTTATATTTTTTGTACAGTGTGGATAATACAACAATAGTTTGTATATCTGTCTTATTATATTGAATCAAACGTTCATCTGACAAACTTCTAACTTTTACATATGTAGAAGCTGGTACTAAATTAACGTTATTGGTAGTTAGATATTTTTCAAAATCATTGAATGTAAACTGTATATCTCTACCTCTTGGAAATTTGAATGCGTCAAAGTTAGTAGTTTCAAAAACTTTTTGGAAATAAAGTTCAGGTGGTATTGTTTTACCAGCATCATCTGTTCCAGCTATAGGTTCGTAAAACAAATTATCTTTCGCAATTTTAAAAAAATCACTACTATATTTTGGCGCTGCTGCTTCTTTTATAGATCCTCTGATTATAGTAGTTTTTATTGATTCATCATATATTTGTTCACCAATAAAACCACCTTCGGTATCATACCAATTAAAACCTTTTTTATAGAATCCAAATTTCACAGCTTCATCTACACTGTAATTTACAAGTGGACTTTGACCCAACAAAACTGATTGCACTGCAATTGCATCCAATTGTTTTTCTCTAGGAGTTCTTATATCTTTGTCGGTGTCAATTATTTTTTTATCCAATGATGCATCTATAGAAACATCTATATCTTTTTCCTGCGACGGAGCAACGTTGGCATCTTCACCTGATTTAATTCCGGCATTTGGTTCTGTAAAAATATTTGTCTGAGCTTTTTTGGGATTTTCCGCAAAATGTGTACCTTTAGTTACAGCTCTGTCTCTATATTGTTTATTTGGAAACGTTACAAGTATACCGTCTTTATTGTATGCTTGTCTTTCTGGAAATCTACCAGCTTCAAATAATTTAGCTGTCTTTTCTACAATTTTATTAATATCATAACCAGCGTTCTCCAAGTACTCCTGCAATATAATTACGTGATCTTCATTTTTAAGATCCAATGTTCCGTTTTTGATACGACTATCACAACCAATTTCGTTTACTAATGATTTAAAGTTCATCTATTATAAATATACATATAAATATATTTATATTTGGACTAATTTCAAATCATTGTAATTATTTCCCAGATAAGTCTTAACTTTAAATCTTTTGTTCTTAAATATTTCAATTAAATCTAAAATATCCTGTCTGTCCGAGTCATTATGAATATCAAACACAATCGAATCATATACATACAAAATAGGTACGATTTTTTTGTTGCTAACAAACTTTAGACATTTACTTAGACTATCAATTCCGTATTCAGTTTCTGCTGCCTGAATGATATAAGCAAATAACTTATTCTTATTTGCGTCCGATATATGTTTATTTGTAATCTTACGTTTATAAACAGGAGTAGTTACATATCCTTTACTAATAAATCGTTCCCAATATTTTTCTTTAAGTTGTTCTGTCTTTTTAAAATATTCTATGTCTATATATGCATCGCCTATCTGACCGTATAAATTGACCATAGTAAGTTTCTTCGCTTTACCAAGCAACTCAGGCGCAACGCAATCGACATTGTAATACTGTTTTGCCAGATGTTCGTATATAGTTTCTTCGGCTGGTACTTTATAATCCACTAAATTAGCTACAATATATGGATGAAATCCAGTAAAGTCAATCATCATCATATGACCGTCACTGCCATATCTTGATACAAAACTAGCTCTACAACCATCGTCTTTCTTCAGAGCTACATAGTTTATACTGTCATACGAATTGCTGGGTCTTCCAGTTGGATTGTATATGTTGTAGTTGGTATATACAAAACCATCATATGTACGAGTTTTAAAGTGTTTTTTAAACTCACCAACATCGACTTTTAATCCATTTTTTTCTACCTCATACAAAGTATCAGTAATAATATCATTGAAAAATTTGAAACAGTATGTGTCTATTTGACGTTCATGTACATCACATATTAGTTCCACTTCATCATCAAAACATTCTTGGTGATTTACATATGGAACTATTAAATTAAACGAGTTTATGTTACGATGGTTCCTAACCAAAAAATCTTTAGTTGTAGATGAACATTCTTCTAAAGTCTCATTATTTTCTATAAAGCCAAATAAACCCACATCAATCAGTTTGCAATTTAACCAATATTTATAGGTCTTCTTATTATTTACGTAAACGATATAGTTTCCGGACTCTATTTCTTTTTTAAAAGTTTCGAATGTAGTATCAGCAATTATATCTCCGTGTGAAAAATTGTAATAATATTTAGAATGGGATTCAAAATCATAAATAAATGCCGCGATAATTGAATTGTATTTATTATGACAATTATTATCTTTAACAATTAATTTTAAATATATTTTCGAATTATACTTCACAAATCTTACTGTACACTATAACTGTATAAAGTCAAGATTAAAATCCTCGCCAAAATTGCTTTGGGTTATTCAATATAATATTAATGTTCGGCATGTATGATTGAATGTTGCGAATTGTAAGATTATTATAGTTTACTACACCGGTTGTTTGTAGTGTTTTGTCAATGTATATATTAAATTCAGGCCCAGTTATTTTCCAATCTATCTTTATTTTTTTAAAATAATTAATATTAGTTGTATTATAATCCTTATAATTTGTTTCAATAATATCAAAATAATTAATTCTAGAAATAAAAAATCGATCTATATATCCATTATCATAATCATCCACAGTTATAGTAGGTGTATAAGTAGATGGAGTTACAAAACTATAACTTCCTAATCCTACTATTGTTTTAACGTTATTTGGAGTATCGTATATCATACAATGAAATATTCCAATTTAGATCCGCCTATACATCTGACCAGTGCGTTGACGCTGGTTTCCCATTTGCCATTACTTATTTCATGGTCCACTTCTAATATTTGAAATATAATATTTCCTGGTACATATGGTTTAGGAAGATTACTAATTGCAAACACTTGCATGTTTCTAAATGAAAAAATACCATCAAATTTTATAGTTACCGCAAAGTTATCAGCCACTCCACTATACTTTGCACCATTATTTTTAAAATCATTGTCATTAAGCATTTGTGTCAATTTACCTTTCATGTCGGAAGGCAAACATAAAAACTTATGATTTTTTAGATTTCTCGTATCATCTACTAATTCCTTGAATTTTACCGACTCAGGGCCCGATTTATATCCGCCGACGTAATTTTCAGATACCTGTTTTGTAGTTATACATAACACTCCACTTTTTTCTTTACTACCATAAGATTGCAAATCTGCAATTGCAGTATTGTCATCTTCTATTCCTGACGTTGCACCAGGTACCAATGTATTAGCTGCGGCGATAGATCCACTCTGTTGTGATATCATTAATCCCAGTTGAAATTTATCCATTCTATCGACAAATCGTAAAAATGGCAAATTCTTTAAATCGTTCAATGTGGCATTTAATTGATCTTTATTCTGTATATTGGTTATTTGCTCGGTTAATTTAGTTTTTAAGTTTTCTGAGTTTTGTCCACCAAACTGCACTTGAATAGCTTGTTCGTTTGTTAAACTAACATCAAAATTTATACTTTTTACGACATTGTTTGTTCTACCCAACTCAAACATATACACTTTACGCAATTCATCAAAATTAGAAGTATTTTTGTCAATTATCGATAATATAGATTTGCCATTTTCATCTTTACCCTCAACGATGTCAAATTTCCAAAAATCATCAACCGACTCATTTACAGTGTTTAAAATCGCATTAATAAACTGTTTGTAATTTTTTGTTTCATTAGATTGAACTATTTCAATTAATTTAGTTTTACTTATATAAATGTGTTTTAAATACCCATAATAATATTTTTTATATACTATTTTATTTGGTTGACCAAATGTATTCTTTCTTATAATTGTCATATCTTCAGCAAATGGAAAAGATGCTGTGTTTCCTTTAAAGTTTGCACTGTGATAGT